TACCAGGTTGGTGCCCATCCTGTCGCGACTACTAATTCGGCTAGTTGCCTTCGGTAGTAGCCGCGTCCGTAGGGTTTGGGTCGGTCTCGTCTCCGTCAACTTCAATGTCAATGTCTGGGTTTTGCTCGAGCCATTCCGAGTACGTCGCTGGGATGTCAGGTAGTGCGCGCTTCAATAGGAAGTGTGCCCAGAACGCCATATCGGTTGCACCGAAACCTAAGCCGTCAGACAGTTTTCGTCGTTCTTGCTTTTCCCATTCGGTAATTGTGAACATGGTTGTAGTGACGTAGCGCGGGCCGTGGCCGTCGTGCAGGTCAACCTTGAGTCGGATTTTCATTGTGTCTCCTATGTCGGCTCGGAGCCGTGTTGTTACGCAACGTCTACTGAGTAGACCCCACCTTGTAGCTCTATATCGTAAACCGAAAGGGTGCCCAGCGAAGCATTGACGACTGGTAGCGACTCCATGTAGCAATCTGTCAGTTCGAACCCTGGATTCGTTGCTGAGTCAGCGCCCGCTGCTGGATTTACTTTGATGTAACACTTCGTGCCCTGTAATGCGCTCAAAACCTCATACGACTCGCTTGTTGCGTATGAAGCGTAGACGCTGAGCGTGCATGAGTTTGAAAAGAGGCCCCCAGTCATGGTGCGGGATGTTTTTCCAAAACTGGTGTCCTCAAGAGCTTCTTTTAAAACAGTCAGCGTGCAGGCTGAAACTTGATCGGTGATGTCGGTTGTTGATGCGCTGGTTGCGCCGATCAAGACGACTGGGTTTGAGAGATATGTGCTTGTTGCCATTTGATGTGCTCCTTAGTTCTGTTCTGATAGTAGATGATTTATTACTGCTCGTAGTGGATTATGCGGTCTGGGCTTGGATAGCGCAATCAAGGTCATAACACGGGTACAGCGCGCCACCAATGTCAAGGCTTGACGGACGGCCAGCCATAACAATGATCGGTGAGCCGAGCACGCTTGCGACGATGCCAAGAATGGAACGCAAGATCGGCAACCCTGCCGGGCCTGACCCAATAACCCTGATCGGAAACTCGAGCCGTATCACGTTGCCGTTTCCAGCAATTGTTGTAAAACTTGGGGCGTCAATGAACACGCAATTAGGCACAATTTTTGTGGCGTCGTTTACAACACGGAGCCCAGACACAGCGGTCAGGCTTGCCGTCAGATCGTCTATGGCTTCGTTGAACAGGTCGGTATATGCCATTAGGCCACCGCTGGGCGTGGGATACCTAAGAGCTGCTTAACGATCGGGGTGAGGCTTTGCTGGGTTGCTGTGCCCATGCCGTCAAACGTCGCGTAGGTGTTCTCTATTGACCCTCTAGAGCGCCATAGCGCGGCGCAATACATCAAAGTGCCCAAGGTGACATCTCCGCCCGGCGAGACGCTTAAAGAGTCGATATACGATGCCTCTTGCCTTCGACGATACGCAAACTGGCATCCAGCCGACACCGATTGCGTGAGCAACGTGTAATCATCTGATGGGTTGGCAATAGTGATGCCCAAATAGGCCATGACGTCCGATGCCGTCACCCATGTGCAAACTGGCGCGTAAGAAACGGTGCCAGATGCGGCGGTGCGCTCGACATCATCAGCAGTCTTGGCAAATAGCACCTGATCGGCAATTGGCACCTGGTAGTCGTACAACAGGTCGCCCTGTGTATCAACGCCCAAGTACAAATACTGTGGCAGGGCGCGCACCGTGTAGGTGCCGTTAAATGTGGCGTCAACGTCTGCGACCGTAATTGACTGGCCGACTGCAATCTCGCTGGGAGTCAGGAGTTGCAGTACGGCGAAGTCATCAATCAGGTACTTGTTGGTAACTGTGTATGTAGCCATGAGCGGTTGCTCCGCTCTCGACTAAGCCTGGGTGATCTTGCGAATCATTCCTGGGATTGCTGCAAAGGTTGATGCGTAGCCGTGGAATGACATATTGCGTCCCAAAACTGAAGGCTGTTCAACGCTCATGAGCCCACGAATTGACTCGTAGTACTCGTAAGCATCGCCTTGGCCTTGACCAACACGGGTGATGATCATGGTCTTAGCAGCGAAGTTGCTGTCAACCACCAACTGCAAACCGAGTGGGTTTCCGTTCCACGATGTTGCGTTTCCGCCACCGAGTGCGTTCTGACCGGTGAGGCCAGCGCCGATGAATGGGAATACTGGACGGCCTGTGGTGTCGGCCAATTGTCCGAGTTGACCCCATACGTCTGGGCTTACGAACATGTGGGTTGGTGTCCAGTTGCGACCGTTTGAGATGTCTACAGCTGAGTCGTAAACCGACTTAAGCAAGTCAGCAACAGTCAAGTCCCAAACACCAGATGATGTCGCTGCGGTGAGCAAGTTGTCTGCTGCAAGGTTGTCCGAAGCAATCATGTATTCACCCATGAGGTCATTCAAGATCAATTGCATTGCTGCAGGTGAAGTGAAATCAATGTCCTGAACTGACAGCGTTACTTGTCCAGCAAGTGTCGTCTTTGCAACCGAGTTGGATGCGATCACCATGGTTGTTGCTGATGCAGCAGACAATTCAGTTGACTGTGTTGCAACGCTGGTGTGCGTGGTAATGGTTGGGCGGATGAAGGTTTTCTGCTGACCGTTGTCAGGATATGCACGAGCGCCTACGGCTTCAACCACAGGCCTCAAAAAATTAAGGTCTTGCACGAGCGGCCCGAGCACAACGGTGCTCAAGAGGCCAGGTGTATCGCTCGAGAGCACATCGCCTGCGGCAGCTTGAAGTGCTGTGCGCTTTGATGCTGCGTAATCAGCAACTGCAGCGTTCATGTTCTTGAACGTGTCGCCACCGATGTGGTAAGCGGCCATGAACTCGCCAGCGGATGGCAAAACGAATTCTTTTTTAGCTTGTGCAAAAATTGGTGCAGTAGGGATTGTTGCCTCGACTGCGGTTTCGGTTACTTCTGACATTTCTTGTTTCTCCTCTACTGGGGTTACTTCTTCATTTAACACTACTTCTTCGGGCTCTTGGTGGATACTTGCAGCAACCTTGGTGATCGGTGCCATGTCGCCAAACGCGCCGATCGGCACTAGCGACAATTCCATCCATTCGGCGGCTTCAATGATCATTGTGCCGTCTTCGTCGTAACTGAACTTGGTCGGGTTTACGCCCACCGATACTTGGTCAATTGTGCCGTCTTGAGCCATGACGAGGGCATCGTTTCCAAGGGTCGTAGCGCTGATCTTGGCGCTAAACATCATCCCTTGTTCGGTGTCCACGCGCTCGGTGACAACGCCAACCGGCTGGCTTGCATCGTGGTACATGAACAGGCGTGGCGCTTTGCCTTCGACTGGCAATGAGCCTGGGCGAAACACGACAGCGGTGCCATCCGATACAACTGCTGGCACGTTGTACGGTGCTGCAATTCCGCTGATGGTTCTGCGTGGCGCGTCGCCTTGTGCTGCGTCTAGCGTAAAATCTCCTGCAATTAGTTTGATCATCGTGCTAACTCCTCTTGAGTGTTTTCTCTTACTACAACTTCACGGTTGTCCATTTCGTCGGCCATAAAGTTTTCTTCTAGGTATTCATCTGCGTCAAACTCGACGTAGGTTCCGCGTGGTAACACGTTGTCCATTGACAGCGCGCCAGCGATTGCGTCGGCATACAGTTTCACGCCAAACAAGTACAGGTCTGCGCGTGCCTGCTGTGATGACTGGTACGAGTAAGCGCCAGTTGCCACGCCCACCAAATATGGGGGAACATTTGCCAGACGTGACATCTCAAGCGCCTGATATTGCGATGCTTCAATTAACAGCATCTTGTCAGGCGTGCTGTTTGTTTCCGTGTATGTCAAATACTCGTTAAGTGCAGCGGTTTGATTTGTTGCTCGCGCAGCGTTAAACGCTGATGCCAAATCTGCTAATTCTTGCGCGCTCAATGGCTCTCCACCTGTTTGCTTAAGTACGCCGGCAGGGATGCTTGACGATGCGTTGCGGTTACGAGCTGATTCAAGTTTAAGCGCGGTTTCAATTGCGCCAGGTGCCGAGTAGATCAAGCCTTGCGCTGGCGATAGGAACTGCACAAGATTTGCTGGGTCAATTTCTCCGCCTTGAAAATACACTTGCGACGACGGGGCAAACCACACAGGGCCAGCCATATCGGTTGTAGTAATTGAGCCTGCTGGCAGTCGAGTGAACGTGGCAGGGTATCCATCAGCGGTGCGCGATGTGATGTACCAAAACGCTCTGCCAAACATCATGAGGTCATCAAGAGTCCAGCTCATAAGAAATTGCATGCTGACGGTTGGGTCTGGTCGGCGCATCCATGAACGTGGCGCAATGTAAATGCGCTCCATTTCTTCGCCGTTCCAAAACTCGTTATACGCGCGCAAGTTCATTGAGCCGATAACCGATGCCATAAGATCGCGCGCACGGTTGATCGTTGGGACGCTGATCGCTGCGTTGCGTGCTTCGCCTTCGCGGTAGGTGTAGTACTGGCCGATCATGTTCACGCCCACATTGGACGATGAATAACCAGGTGCAAAACCGCCTGCAGCTGCCGCCTTGCTTGGCGCTGGGCTTATTGCTGCTTTTTTGGTTTTGTTGAATATGGCCATGTTCCTACTTTGTCATATAAGTGGCGACCGCGCATGACTTATCCGATTCCGACAAAAGGCAAGGTGCGCGGCCACCGCGATCATCTTAGTTATTTACTG